TGAACGAGCTGCAAAGGCTGCGTGATTATGTGATTAACATTTGCGGCGTAGATGATGGAGATTGCGATAGTGAACATCCATTGACGTCGTCAAAGGCGGCCATCTGCAAGGCTTTGGGGGAGGAGTGATGGGAAATTTAGATAACGGTGGTTATGCATTCCCTATTCCGAATGCAGATTTTCAAACGTTCGCACCAAGTACGGTTGAGGAATATAAGCGGATTCAGTCAGGAATGACCTTGCGCGATTACTTCGCTGCAAAGGCAATGCAGGCTTTTATCACAGGTGCAATGTCAGATGGTACACCACTCAGAACCATGGACGGTGATGACAAAGTGGCAGCTAAGGCGGCTTACATTATTGCAGATGCAATGTTGAAGGAGCGCGAATAGCAGCTGATAGCTAATTCTCTGAGTTAGCTATTGGGTGTAATACCGCACCGTACTATCGGAGACGATTCGATAGTGTCTGATAGATGGAAAAATCCCTTATTATCTTATTCGCCCCGCCAGTCGGGGCTTCTTTTTGCCTGGAGGAAAGTATGGAAATCAATATTCGCAAAGTTAGTTCATACCGTGATGATTATGGATACAGAGAAGTAACCATAAAGGATGGTGGTGCAACAATTAGATTTGATGTCAATAACGGCGCAGATTTGAATCAATTTAGGGAAACAATGCTGGACGAAGTTTTCGGCGATATGGAAATGGATGAAATCATCAAATATCTAACGGAAGGCGGATACAGCGACGAGATTATCGAACGCTACGAAGACGAGAAATCAGAAGCCGCCTGAGTGCGGCTTTTTCATTCCCGCATCTGAGTGAGCATTTATTCAAGTGCTCAGCCTCATGCAATCACACACAACATAAGGAACTTCCCCATGATGCAACTCAGCTGTGCGGGAAGCGGCGTCATGTCCGCTTATTTCCCCGCTGAATCAGAATTATCCAAACGTGTTCGCCGTCTTATTCGTGCTGCCCGTAAGCACCTGGAGGGTTTATGTCACCAGTTATAAATCACAGCCTACTTAAAGCAGCGCAGAGCAAAGCGGTTATTGCTCGTTACCTCGGTGATGGTCGCATGTGGCAAGAGGCTCATGAAGCCATGAAGACTGCAATCAATCATCCGTGGTACCGCAAATCATGAGCATTGCAGATACCTGGTCAGAAGATGCCTTTGTCCGCCTTATGCAGGACATGTTGAAACAGCAGAAAGAGGATGCAAAAGATGCGCCTGACGATGAAAGACAAAACAGAGATTAAGCAAATCATCGCGAGCTTTAACGACGATGACAATGCAGCGATTGATAAGCAGGTTGAGATGCTGTGCGCGAACATTCGGCCGGTGCTAAACATGCTTGAATCACACCGACCTGATGACCATACGAAAGCAGCTGTGGAATGGCTTGGAGAAGACGACTGCAACTATCAGGAATTCGCTGGCGAGGTTATGTGGGACATATTCAGACCGCGCGTAGAGGTGGAGTATGCGATTGGCATATTCCTGCGCCGTCATACTTTCGAGGATGCAGCATGAGCATGGAAAAATTCATAAAGCCTTTTCCTCTTTCAGATATTAAAACGCCACGAAATGGCGCAGAGATATTGCTAGATAACTATTGGCTTACGAAAGATGGAATGTATTTCAAATCAAAACGTGGCGGCACCCATCAATGCAATAGAGATAAGCGCATTGTCGATACAGTATACGCCGATCTTTTGGCCTCTGGGTACGAATGCACATACATTCCTGTAGCGTATATCGAGAGAGGGAAATCATGAGCAATATCGTTGAGTTCGTTAAACAGCAGGAGCCGCTATTCTGCGGAGCACTGACAGAGCAGACAGTCACATGGGCCAAGGAAAGCCAGTTCGCGATTCAGTACTTCCAGAAGAATGACTTCCTCGCAAAAACAGCCCTATCCAATCCTACCAGCGCACAGAACGCGATCATCAACGTGGCAGCCATTGGCATTACGTTAAACCCGGCAAGCAAGCTGGCTTATCTGGTCCCCCGTGACGGTATGGTGTGTCTTGATATTAGTTACATGGGATTGCTGCACCTTGCGCAGTCTACAGGCTCCATTAAGTGGGGTCAGTGCAAACTGGTTTACTCAGCTGATACCTACGAATCAAACGGCCTTGATAGCGCCCCTACGCACAAATACAACGCATTCGGCGAGCGTGGCGAGGTTGTCGGTGGTTACTGCACAGTTAAGACTGCTGATGGTGACTACCTGACGGAGGAAATGAGCCTGGCAGAAATTAAGGCAGTGGAAGCTACCAGCAAGGCAAAGAATGGGCCATGGAAGACGTTCTGGGAAGAGATGGCACGTAAGACCATCGTTAAGCGTGCCAGCAAATACTGGCCTAAGGCACAACGCCTGGATAACGCCATTCACCTGCTCAATGAAGATGAAGGGATGCATCAGGAGCCTGTCATGCCGCATAAGTCAGAGGAAGATATTCGCGAGGATGAGCGCAAACGCCAGCAGGAAGTCATCGAACGCGTTCAGGTGCTGTGTGATGAGATGGCTAAAGCAGAGACGTTATTCGACCTGAAAATCAAGTTCCAGGAAGCGTTTAAGCTGACAATGGGAATGAAATTGCAGCAGAACGTTCAGGCCATCTACCACGAATGCAAACCAAAATTCCCGGAGGCAGCATAATGACCGCCTTGTATCAGATTGCAAATGATTTCGCCAAGCTTTCAGATTCGGGTATGGAACCCGAAATGATTGCTGACACCCTGGATGGGATTGAATGGGAACTGGAAGCGAAGGTAGAGCAAATCCTCGCCGTCTGCAAAAACGAATCTGCATATGCAGAGGCGCTAAAAGAAGAAAGTAAGCGCCTTGCTGAGCGTGCAAAAGCAGCTGAGAACCGCGTTGCCAGTATGAAGGAATATGTTGCCGCATCTCTCGAAACGGCAGGAAAGAAATCACTCAAAGCTGGCATCCATCAGGTAACCGTTCGCGCTCCTGTGGAGTCGGTAGAAATCACAGATGAAGGCTCCCTGCCCCCTGAGTACGTTGAATACGTAACAACAGTAAAGGCCGACAAGCTAGCTATCAAGCATCAACTCAAGTCCGGTAACGCTATTCCTGGAGCGTCACTCAAGCTCGGTAAGCCAACTCTTCTCATCAAATAACCAATGCGAAAACTAAACGTCACTCCTGAAGAAATGAAGGCGGTGTGCGGCCGTATGGTCGCGCCCCGCGCAGCTGACCATCTCGGACTTACGTTAGCCCAATTCTATTACCTCGCTCAGAAGTATTCGTTATCCACAGCCTGCACTAAGCAACTCTGGAGCCCGCAAGACGAAGAGACGCTAGCCGCTCTTTACCGCCATGGATATCTGCAAAAGGACATCGCGGAAATGATGGGCAGAGGATACACGGCTGTCAGGTCAAGAGTTACAAGGCTTCGCAAGCGAGACATGAACATGAGGAAAGCAGCATGAAACTGAACATCGAAGTTGGCAGTAAATACGTAATCACCGGCACTAAGTTTGACCTCGTTCTTAACGAAAAACGCATCATCAAAGAAGGCAAGAATGCCGGACAGGAAACACTGGTTCGCCTGAGCTACTACAGCAAGTTTGACCACCTGGTGAAGGCTCTGTGTGAGCGTGAAATTTTGGAGTCAGAAGCACAGACGCTAGCAGAACTGAAAACTCATATCGATGACCTGTCTATCGAACTGGCAGAAGGCGTTAACGATTTTCTGGAGCATGCACAATGATCGGATTAACCTACGACCCGTTTATCCAGCCACAAGAATTAATCGCCGGACACCGCTTCAAACCGATTAACGATATCCCACGCGAAGAAATGCTGAAGCGCGAGTCATTCCCAAGCGTGAACGAGAAAAAATTCCTGACAGCGTTGTTAAGCCAGAGGGCGAAGAAATGAGCGTGAATCGTTATAGCGTTGGTGTTGATGGCGTAGACCCAAACGGGAATCTTGTTAAATACACAGACTACGCCGCACTTGAAGCCAGATGCGCGGCGCTGGCTGCGGAAGTGTACGACCTGAAGCATCCAGGCACTTATCTGCCATCAAAATGTGAAACGCCTGCTTTAGACGCTTTCCTGGCTGAAGTTCGTGCTCAGGGCGCGGAAATGTTTGCTGCCTATTGCGGTG